CCAGCGAGGCCCGCTGATCGGTGGCAATGGGGACAAATGATGGGAAGTCCTAGTTTTTCCCCAGCCAGAATGGATACACCCCTTGGACTTGGGGTAACTAAGTTCCCGCCAATCACTCCGTCTTACGGCGGAGGCGGCGGGCCTGGATTTGCATAATGCTAGACACCACACCTTCAAACCTGTACCAAGAGATCGAGTCGGCTGAACGCTTCCGCGAAAGTCACCTTGAACACTACGGCGATCTCGTGAAGGACTACGTGGGCCCCATGTATGGTGGCCTGGACGTGGAGGAGTTTGCTCCTGAGAACCACGTGTACGAGTACCTGTCACTGACGGTCCCCAGGTTGATCCACGATAACCCTCGAGTTCGCGTCACATCACGACGGCCTGTATCACAGGGCGACGTGGCAAAGGCCATTGAACACGGGATCAACCGCTGGGTCAGGGATACGAATGTCAGGAGTGTTATTCAGCGGACTGCATACGACACACTCCTCACCTACGGTGTGGTTCTCACGTCACAGGCTCCAATGCCTGGGCAGGATCCGCAGGCCAAGTACAAGTCGTATTGGCCCAACTGCTACCGCATCTCTCCCAAGCGATTCATCATCGACCCCGTGGCCATCAGTGTCCCCGAGGCCAGGTACATGGGTCACATGTGGGTCAGGGACAAGGAGGACCTCATCGAGGAGTCGAAGCTGGATCCTTCTTGGAACGGCGATGTGATCGAGAACCTCTCCGAGTCCTGGGAGCACGATGATATAGGCGAAGAGTCTCGACATCGGGAAGCGCCTGAGCGACATGAGGTTGTTGCCTATGACCTATGGGTGCCTGAGATCCAGTTGAAGAACAGTCCCGGCCCTGAGTTTGGTTTCCATGGAACCATCTTCACCATCGCTGCCGGAGGCGATTATTACGGCGAGAAGGACTGAAAGAAATCAGACTTCATTCGAGAGCCGCGTCCGTACTACGGACCCCCGACTGGACCGTACACGATGTACGGAGCGTACTACGTGCCCGATTCTCCATACCCACTGTCCCCGATCATGGCATCCGCCGGTCAGATGAACGAGTTGAACGACCACATCCGGTCGGCCTCGGCTTCTGCAGCAAACTACAAGCGACTCATCCTCGTAGACTCCAAGAACAAGAAACTCGTTCAGGATGTCAAGTCGCAGCCCCATGACTTCGTGGTTCCGGTAGAGGGTCTGGACAACGATTCCGTCATCCAGATGGAACTTGGCGGCATCACGAACCAGCAGGTGTCATACATCCAGATGGCCCGCGATCGTCTTGACCGAAACAGCGGCATCCATGATGCCATGCGGGGCAACGTCACGGGCGATGCCACGGCGACCGAGGTCAGCATTGCCCAAGGTTCCTCGACCATGCGTCTTGCCTACATCCGCCAGCAGTTCCAGGAGTCGGTACGAAACACGCTCATGAAGGTGTCGTGGTTCATGCACAACGATGATAGGGTCGCATTCCCCCTCGGCGCAGATGCCGCTGATCAACTGGGCATGGGCGAACCTTGGTTCGTTGGAGGCATGGATGACTCTGGGTCATTTGATGATCTGGAACTCGAGGTGGATGCCTATAGCATGGAGCGTGTGAATGAAGGGCTCCGGCAACACCGGGCCATGGAAGCCTTCCAGATCATTACCCATGTTGCATCGGCCATGCCGCAGATGCCATACGTGGACTGGAACGGAATGCTCAACAAACTTGGCGACTCCATGAACATGCCTGATCTCTCCGGCCTGATTGACTCTGAGATGCTCGGGCAGTTGATGCAGCAGCAGCAGCAGACGGCAGCAGAGCAACAGCAGCTTGCATCGGCCCAGCAGAAGGCTGACATCCAAGCAACACAGATGTCGGCGGCACCGCAGGAGGGTGGCTTCTGATGCCTAGTTACGAGTTCGTCAACCAGAAGGATGGCAGCAAGGTGGAAGCGTACTTCGAGTACAACGACGCCCCTCGCATTGGCGATCTCGTGGAGATCGGCGGGTCCACCTGTCGCAGGATTGCCTCCTTCATACTCGACAGGGCTGGCATTGCACGAAAGACACACAAGTACCCATACATAAGCAGGACCCTGCCCCGGAATATCAACGGGTGCGACTGCAACAACAAGGGACAACCGATCATCAAGTCGCAGGCACATGAACGTAATGTGGCTGCAGAACATGACATGGCGAAGGAATAGGGACTACCCACGAGGCTGAACCCCAAGGAGATACCCATGGAAAACGAACCTCAAGAACAACCAACCACCACCGTAGCACCGGAACCGGCAGCAGTTGAAACAACTGAGTCCGTGGTTCCAGTGTCCGAGGGCGTCACCCTGAGCAACGACTCTGCGGATGACGCTATTCTCGACGAGTTGATGGGTGGGGAAGAGGAGTCTTCCCCCAAAGAAAGCATTCACCCAGGCGTGGCCGATGAGGCCGTGTCTGATGAAACGCCGGTCCAGGATCCTGACAGCAGCAAACCTGCTGAACTATCGTCCGAAGATTACGGCAAGGCAGTTGCCGCCCTGCAAAGGGATGGCGTGCCGCGTTCGGTCATTGACCAGATGGCAGAAGAGAACCCTCAATCAGTCATTGATTGGGGACTCAAGAGAGCCAAGGTCCAGGCCGACGTTGATGGCTATGGTGCCAAAGTCAAAGAACTCGAGTCCCAACTCGCAGAATCTAGCGAGACATCTGACAGCAAGGAGGAGGGTACTGGTGAAGATCAATCAGCCACCCAACCCACCGATTCTGTTGAGATGATCAACCGTTACGAGAGCGAGATATCCGATATCTTTGGCGAGGATGCCGCAACAGCCGTCATGTCCCCGATTCGTGAACTCGTGAACGAGACTACCTACATCCTTCATCAACAGCAGGAAATGATCCAGCACTTGTATCAGGACGTGGAACGTCGAGCGATCGATGAAACTCGGGGTCGATTGGGGGAACGGTTCCCCCGCCTGAGTGATGATGAGTCATTCGCCACGGTGGTCGAACAGATGTCAAAACTTGCCACGATTGGCGAGTATGAGACAATGGACGACCTCATGGCCGACGCATACAGGCTCAGGTTTGCAGAGGTAGCGGAACAGGATGCCTTGGAGCAGAAGCAGCACTCGCTGCGTGAATCCGGGCAACCTACAGTCACATCTCAAACCTCTCGCCCGGCGATGAGCAAGTCCGTCCACGATCGTGAAGACGATGCCCTGGACGCACTGCTCTCGGGCAAGGGGTATGACGGGGCTTCCGCTGCTTACAATGGATAGTTTCCGGGGCGATTGCCCCGAGAAGGAGTATGACTTATGGCTGGCACAGCACTAGCCAACTTCAACGACTTCATGAAGGTGACGGGTCCCCGTTACCTGACTTCGGCTGAAGATGTCATCAACGAGGCTGTCAAGAACACCTACATCCTTGGGAGATTTCTCAAGGGTAAGGGAACGGATGTCTCCGTTCAGGGTGGCAAGACGATCAACGATTCGATCCTCTTTGACGAAGCCTCAACGTATGACCACTACAAGCCGAACGCCACGTTCTCATGGAGCAATCCACAGGTCATCACCGACCTGGAGATCAACTGGCGTTTCTCCGTCGACCACATGTCGTGGACGGATCAAGAAGTTGAACTCAACGTGTCCGAAGGACTCTCCCGCGATGCGCAGAAGGTCGCCTACAAGCGACTGAAGCGGATCAAGGAGATGCGTCTTTGGACTTCATTCCTGAACGGAATGGAAGGCGACCTGTGGAAGCAGGCCAGCGGTAATGCAAGCGAGATGGAAACAAACACTGGTTCCCTCCCGTTCAGCATCCCGGCTTTCATCTCCGAGCATGATGGTACGGACGGCACCACCTATGTTCCGTGGACAAGTGATACCACGATCATGGGGGTCAACCCGGCGAACGAGTCCAAGTGGCGAAACCAAGTTTCCCGCTACGACTACGATGACCCGGACGATTCAGATGGCGACCAGGATGGCCTCCTCGACAAGTTTGATGAGATGTTCCTCAAAGTGAAGTTCACTCCCCCTGCTACCAAGCAGGAATACTTTGAGAAGGACAAGCTGAATCGTCAGTTCATCTGTTGCTCCCGTGGCGGAATCAACCTCTACAAGAGGATGCTTCGTGACGCGAACGACACCCTGGTGAACAAGCAGGATCCAGCGTACAACATGCCTCAGTACAGTGGTATCGACCTCGTTTATGTCGCGCAACTGGACAGTGCCACGATCAACGGCACGACTCCGAGTGCGTCTGAATCAGGCTCCACTCCTGATGGCTTTCGTTACTGGTGGCTCAATGGCAACTACATGACCCCCGTGTATCACACACGTCGGTACATGGAGAAGCATGATCCGATGCGGCATCCTAATCAGCCGTTCACGACCGTGCAGCCTGTTGACTGTTGGTGGAACCTCTTCTGTAACAGCCGTCAACGGCAGGGAATCATTTGTCCGCAGGCGTAAGCCTGGGACTGTGACCCCTTGACATAGAAAGGTAAATACCAATGTTTGACGCATCTGTACAAGGCCCACTAGGTCTTACACCCTCTACACTCGATGTCCGTGTTACGGCTCGGGGTGGAGCGAAGAATAAGGGTGAAGTTGTAAAGTTTGGAACTTTGGCTACTACAAGTGACGCTGCCATTACAGATACTATTGTTGGTTCATCAACAAGTATTTGGGCAAATGTCATTGAGGCAGCCCATCCCCCAATCACCGGACAACTTCACGCAGTTTGTTTGGAAGATATTGCGGATGATGCGACCGGCATGGTCCGCTTCCGTGGAATCGTGGAAGCACTCGGTGGCGATACAACCGCCATTGGCGTTCCTTGCACTTGCGAAGCAACTACAGGCGAGTTGATTGCCACGACTACAGAGACAGACGTAGTCCTGGCCCTCCCGCTTGAAGTGCTTGCAGATGGAGTGTTGAAGAGTGTTTACTTCAACAGCGCAGGATTTGGAAACGTCTAGTTTCCTTTGACTAACAACTCAAGACTCCTCTCCCCTACCGGGGGGAGGAAGTCATTCAAAAACCTGTACATGGAGATGCCAAATGGCAAGTGTAAACCTATACCAAAAGTTCGACTACACGGATGCCGATGGCAACCTGTATTCGGACGGCAGTACATCTACTGCCAAGACAATATCCATTGACGGCGGCGAGATATTCGACCGGACGTATCTCATCTCATCCGGGGGTAACCCCACAAGGATTCTGGACGACGACGTGATTGACAACTTCGACTTCCTGTGGATTGAAACCGATCAGGTAGGCGAGATCCAACTCTTGTGCAACCAGGGTGGATCTCTGAGTGGCAACGATATTGAGAATGGCTTTGTTCTCAAGTTGAATCCCGGCATCCCCTTCATATTGTCGAATGATGCTTCTAGGAACATGGGCAACATGGACGCCGGGTTCTCCGAGAGTAACTATGGGGATGAAATAGACAGTTGGGAAGACGACTGGATAATAGACGTGATCGACCGCATCGAGTTCTATCACACATCCGGCACCGATGCCAAGGTCCGAGTATTCGCAATCACTTGATCGGAGAATGATATGGCTACCCTAAGCCTGACAACACATTTCACGGTGTCGATCACAGACGCGGACGATGCTAGAACCATTACTGGTGGCAGCACGTCTGCTGCTGATACCATCACGGTCACCCACTATTACGATCAGCGGTTCTCCATTGCCAACAGTACGCTGGTCGAGTTGTGGAGCGATAGCACCGCCACATCGGACTTTGACTTCCTCTGGATCGAGTCTGATGCCGCTGTCGAGATCCAGCTCTTGTGCAACGAGAATGGGGTTATCGGCGGAAGCGACTTGGAGAATGCCTTTGTAGTCAAACTGACTGCAGGAATCCCCTTCATCTTGTCGAACGACGACAGTCGAAATCGGGGCGACATGGCTGCTACAGTCAATGCCTCCAACTACGCTGCCGAAATAGACACATGGGAAACCAACTGGGCCGCAGACACCATTGACCGTATCGAATGCTACAACGCCAGCGGTGGCACCGCCAATGTGCGGATCTTTGCAGCAACATGACGCTCACAGCATCCATCCTAAAGGGCCATGTTCAGCACGCACTCGGCGGCACGGTGGCGTCACAGTTGTCGGAGATCGGCATCGTGAACGAGGCTGGCCGTCACATGTACAACACGCCGTGGAAGTTCCGAGAGCGACCGCCGACTGACATTGCCTTTGTCTCTAGTCAGGCGTATGCGGAACTGCCCGGCGACTTTGGCGAGATGATCGCCGCAAACATGAAGGATGGTCTGGTCAAGTCCTTCTCGTTCACCACATTCGATGACCTTGTTCAACGACGCAGCACGAATACCGGAGTCACCAGTCATTACTGGATTGCCATTTCACACCCAGCACCGCAGACAGATCAGCACGAGATGCCCCACCGCGAATGGAACTTTACCCTACGCCCACCTCTGGGGACGAGTTGACCATCGTATACCGGGCCAAGTC